TAGGTAATCTAATAACTCTGAAACTCAAATATTTAATATCTCTTTTGTTTTTGAGTTTCAATTCCTTATAGGTAATCTAATAACTTTCATAAACGTAAGTATCCTTGTTTTTTAAATATCTTAATTGATCATATGCTGTAACTTTGATAATTTGGTCCTTGTCTCTTCCCTTAGTAAATACAAAGCCAAAGAATACATCCTGGCCATCAACTCTAAATATGACTGGATTTCCTTCTTGAAAATCTATCATATTGTCTTTTACTACATTAAAGGTTAGCTTACCAGGCTGTCCTGCTCTTGTAGTCTCCCATTCTGGATTGCCTTCTATGATTGGTTTATAAGTTTTACCTTTATTTGTTATATATAATTCATACATAATATCACCCTAGCCTTAAAACTTGCCCTGGATGGATTAAATTCGGATTAGATATATTGTTTAGCTTTGCTATTTCACTATATTTGCTACCATCATTTAATTCCCTTTTGGCTATAGCCCAAAGTGTATCACCTGGTTTGACTGTATAGGTCTTAGCTGGAGTTTTAGCTGGCCTTTCTTCCTTTACTGTAACTGTAGCTTTATTCCCTTCAACTGCTTTAATTTCAACTACTTGTGTTTTGTATTCCTTGTACTGCTTTAATTTAATATCAATCCATATATCTCCCGTTTCTCCCGCTTTTTCTTCTATAGTATAAGAACCAACTCCTACTAACATATTTGTATCAAATAAAGGCTCTCCCCATGGAGATACTCTGCTAACAATAAATCTTACTGGTTTCTTTTCTACTTTGTACTTTTCAAATCTCTCTAAATAGTATTCTGGCATCCTAAAGCCATTGGGGTACACTGCAAATGGCAATTCTTGTCCAGGTAATAAAACCTTAAATTCTATATCTGTTAGCCCTGGATCCTTAAGTATATTTACGTCTCCAATGTTTAATAGTTCAATTACTTTATTCTTATCATTGATTTTTAAAGTTAAACTAGAGGGAGGAATAGGCAATTGCATTACCTCCCCCTCATTATCAAAATAAAAGGAGTACATATTAACTATGCACCCCCTCTGCAGCAATATTAATTTCTTCAGTCAATATTTCTTCTAATCTGCCTATTATTCCATCTATATCAGCAGTTTCTCTTATATCTCCTGTAAAGTTAATACTTATCTGTGGTGCTAATGTTGCAGTAGTAAATCTATTTATTGTTTCTTGCTCTGCAAGATCTCTCATCCATTTTAAATCTTCCTGTGATATATCAACTGAATCCTTAATATCCCCTGTATCATCTGCAATTTTAGCTATGTTTTTCGCCATATCCCCTAAGTTTAAATCTAATCCTTTTTCTTTAGCTGCTTCTTGAGCTGCTCTTATTTCTGCTTGCCTTTGAGCAGTCGCTGCTCTTGCTTCTGCTTTCATTTGTCTTAAAGCTGCATCTCTTTCAGCTATACTAGCTTCTATATCAGCACGATATTTCGCTAGTTCAGCTGTTCTTTGTGCTTTTCTTGCTTCAATTTCTGCCTTAGCAGTAGTTGCAAAGGTTACTTCACTTATTGCATCTATAGATACACCTGGAATCTTATTTAATGTACCAATAAATTTATTTATTATCCCTATTGCTCCGTTAACCATGTTTTGCAGGATATTTAATACCTTTACGTTCATATCATCCATATAGTTCTGTATTGCTACATTCGCTATCATAAATCCTAGTTTCATTTTATCTAACATATCCATTACCCAGTAAACACCTGTGAAAAATCCTATCTTTAACCAGTCCAATGCTGTTAGAATCTTATCTACTGCTATTTGCCAAGCTATTTGAATTCCTCCAACTGCTTTTACCCACCTATAAATCAATCCAATTATTACACCTAAAACAATAGCTATATAGAATAATGGATTTGATATTAAACTTTTTATAAAAGCTCTATTTGCAGCTTCTGCATACCATGTTGCTATTTTATGGGCAATCAGCGCTCCAGTAAATACAGTAAGAGCTGAAGCTAACCCATAAAATATAGGTTCAAGTATTGACCAATTATCGTAAATAAATTGTGCTCCTCTACCGATTATTTGTAAAGCTGGTTCAAATGTCTGTAAGAGTGTGTTACCTATCACCGCTGATACATCACTAAATGTCATTGGCATCTGTGCAAATTTAGCATTAGTTTCTTCTGCTGTTGCAAACATTGCATTTTTTACTATTTGTGAGGTTATTTTCCCTTCTTGTGCTAATTCTCTAATTTTCCCTATAGGTACATCTAAATACTTGGCAATAGATTGAATTATTGTTGGTGCCTGTTCGAATACACTGTTTAATTCTTCTCCTCTTAATACTCCTTGACCCATTGCCTGAGTTAATTGCAACATTGCAGCTGCTTGACCTTGTGCGGAAGTTCCTGAAATCTTAAAATGCTTATTTAATTGTTCAACGAACGCTATTACTTCATCATTACTAGCAAAAGCATCGGCAGCTAATATACCCATTTGTGATACTGCTGAAGCTGTAGTTAAATAAGATCCTCTTGCTCTTTGAGCTGATTGGAATATTTTTTCCTGCAACTCTGCTGTTGTTTGTAATCCATCATTCATAAGATTAAGCCTTGCCGTTGTATTAGTAATTTGGTCTGATAATTGTATTATTTTCTTAACGCTAAATACAGTTCCTAATGTCAACATTAGTTTATTTAACTTTTTGCTAAATATATCAGTGTTATTTGAACTCTTGTTCATTATGTTATTTTGCTGTTCAAGTCTGTGAGTTGCTCTACTTGTTGCATCTGCTAATCTTGCTTGTGCTCTTCCAGCTGAATCTAATGTATATACTATTCTAGTTTCTTTATTCATTACTCTTTTAGCACTATCAATGCTTCTTTTCATTCTATCAGTCTTACCAGTGACTCTATCTAAAACTCTGCTCATATTGTCTATTAAATTTAAACTAGTTCTTATACTTGCCATATGCTCACCACCTTTATGGCATAATAAAAAGCATCCATTTAGGATGCTTGTTCTGCTTCTGCTAAACTTTTAATTATAGTATAGGGATATTCTGGTGCTACAAGTAGCATAGCATAATTACTCTTATTATCTTGTAAGCTTATACCATCGCTATACAATTCTATTGCAGTTATTTTATCTAATGTTGTTTGAAAATTATTTTTTGATGCTACAAATATAAGACGTTTATTTGTAATAAATAATTGTCCAGGAGATTCTTCTGTAACATCTCCTCTTATTGGTGTACCTTTATAACTTCCTGTCCTCAAAGTAACGCCTTTTGCTATTCTAAAACTTGCTCCACCAGAACCACCACTATAGCCTATTACTCTGTTTTTAGTTATTAATCTGGTTGCATTGGTATAATAATGACATACTTCATCAGGTTGTAATATCAATTTATCAGTATGCACTACTGGTAAAGTTCCATTTTCCAATTCTTCTAATGTTTCTTCTGTTAAGCTTGTATTTTCTAATATTTCTTGCATAGGATCAATCTCTTTGTGGCTTCTTTTATTTTTAGAGAAACTTCGATAAGATAAATAACCAAATAATACTGCAATGCTTAAAAATATTAGTACAAGTCCATAGTCTGAACCAAAATCTATCTCGTTAACAAATATGGCTAAAATAAAAAATAGAGAAATTAGCCCAAATATTACTCCAATTGCTTTTCGTAATATTCTCATCAAATCCCCTCCCCCAAAACCTAATGTCTTATTATTATCATATCAGATTATGAGGGAATTTTCCAATTATTTCTTTATTTTTGCGGCTTCCAATTTCTCTTTTTCTATTCTTAAATCTATAGCAGCCATAATAAAGGCTTTCTCATACCTATCCATTTCAACAAATTCTCTAGGCTTAATATTAAGCTTATGAAGGGCATAGTAGGCATAATTAGCCTCGCTATCCCCTTCTATTATTAGTTTTTTGCTTCTTCAACCAATTCTTCCATACCAACATCAAAGCCATTAACCTCTTGTACAACTTCTAATAATTTGGCATATTCTCCACTAGTTAACATTGTTCT